AATTGAAAGTTGCCCAGATAGTGTGATTGCTTCAGCAATGCGGATATCGAAGAATCGAAAATATTCATTTCCCAAAGCACCATAGGCACTGTTAAGTTGAATCTTTTTTGATTTTTGGAGGTTCTCAAATTTGGAGACATCTTTCTCCAGCTTGATTTCTTCTGCTTTGCTTTTTGCTTTCACCTTTGCCGCTTTAGCTTTGAGCATATCCTTTTTGTATTTCTTTCGATCATCATACATTCTCTGCATGATTTTTGGAAGGAACCCAGAAACATCAGTTCTAAAGAATTGTCGGTTAGCTGTTAAACATGCATTGTGGATTTTCAAATCAGACGTATCAATTTTTTGATCAAGCAACCCTGAAACTAAATTTGATGTTTTCGGTCCTACGAGCGTGTCGATGAAAAATGCCGGTCCATCTATCAAGGTTTCTGGTGATATGTTATACTGCATTATCAAATGTGGATAGAGGCTTGCCAGATCGAACGATACAATCCAATCGTGTGCGCCAAGTTGAGGGTCTTTCACATACGCGCCCTCATAAGCCGCATCTTTTGAGTGATCTGTTTTTGGAGGGATCACTTTTTTCTGACGGTATAGTTCATTGAAGATGATTATATCCCACATTCGCACCTGTGAAAACACATCATCGAAAGAGCATTTGGCATCATACGCCATCGTAACGGCAAGTTCCAATAGGCGCATCTTGTCTTCCAACTGTGCAACCAGTTCAACGTCATGAATGTTATAGACAACGAATTTGGTAAAGTTGTTACGATAGAATGTGTGAAGATGCCCATATTCTTCATAGTCGAGTTTCTTTTTCTTTAGCTCAACATATGAAATGTTGTCTAGCGAGTAGGACTCCTGCGCCGTGTATGTAAAGTTACGATACAATTCCATGTAGTCGAGTGTGGAAACGCCAGCAATGCTGTATGCTGTTTGATCTCGATTCCACTTCCTGACTTCTTGTCGGCGTACAACATTCCATGGAGAAAGTGCATTTGCTTCATCTTCATCAAACAGTGATTTGATTCTTTCATACAGATATGGAATATCAAAGAAACGCACGTTCCATCCTGTTACGATATCTGGATAGTCGCCGTCTTTCCAAAATTCAAGGAACCTTTGTAGCAATTCAATTTCTGTTTGACACAACACGGTAGTGATGTTTTTGCTATCTGTGTCGAGTAGTTTTTCGTACCCCTCTTCATGAAACTTCTTGTTATCGAATCCCGGCAAATGCCAAATCGTATATTTACCACGATGCTCAATCGTGATAACATTAACTTCTTCCATTGGATTGTCAACATCGGGGAACCCATTTTCGCATGTGGTTTCGATGTCGATGTTGTAGATATTCAAATCATCGAATGAATATTCCACTGGATGCTTTGGATAATGCTCTGCTAAAAACTGATACTGATACTGTGTCGTGCCATATACGGTAAAGTTTGGTACTTTTTTATATTGTTCAATGAATGCTCGACATTGCTTGATCGTCCCTGGATGTTTTGGTTCTACAGGTTCGCCATATACGGTTTTATATTCTGAGCTTTCATCATTCGACGGAATGTAAAGTGTTGGATGAAATGTGACTGCACGTTTCTTGTGCTGTCCGTCTTCTACCCATCGATGTAGGATCACACTACCATATTGTGTTACATTAGTGTAGAATTTCATTCATGCAATCCTCACGCTTGAGGGTGGTGTTTTCATTGACTCGTCCAATTCGTTTGGATTCCACACTGTAGCTCCAATCCATCGAGTATCGTTTGTTGGATCAAAATTGTAATAATATGTGCTGACAATATCATTGTTTGCATTCAGTGTGCTTGCAACATATCCTAAGTCCCAGTTTCCACCATCATTACGAAGGAAGTATGGATCGCTCCAGGACATTCCTTCATTGTCGCTGAGTTGAGTTTGAATTCCGTATGGCTTTTCTCTTCGACCATAGGTGAGTGATAGTTGCCCATTAGGAAGACGAACCAGACTTGGCGGACTTGAGGTGTTCAGCATAAGAGCAGTTACACCCAGATGTTTGATAGTGTTAGTTTCTGGAAAATAATGATGAATGCCAATACAGCCAAGATTGAATGGGGAACTATACGTTCTACTTCTGGTGTGTTGGCTGTTCGATCCGGCACCTTTAGCATACAGTCGTGTTGCTATAATAATTTTATTATCGGCCTTGACCGCTGATGGCATAATTTCAAAGTGAAATTGGGAGAGCATATCTATTTTGTTTAGTTTATGCCAAGATGCTCCACCATCGGTTGTTTTAACGATGATAACTCGACCTTCTCCGAAGGTTGGGCCTTGTGTGTTATATGGATTATGAGCTACAGTAATAAATGCTATACAAGATAGCTTTCCGGTTGGTATATAACAAGTTCTCGCCATTACACCGACTTCATCGAATGTGTCGAAGAAGTGTGGACCCTGCCAATATTTTCCTTTGTCTGCTGAAAGGAAATACCAAGATATGCCGTGATTGTTTGCAGATCGGCAGAATGTCATTATGTTATTTGGATCTTTAAAATCCACATGCGAGCGTGGCTCGTAGCTGGAGGGAGGTGTAAGTCCACCTGGATAATAAGCACTGTGTGGTGTGCATAGGTCGTGTGCTTGTGCTTGGCGATATGTTTGACAATGAAGTCCACTTCCCGTAGTGTCTAAAGCCCAGGTTAATCCACCATCGTGTGAACGATAGAACAAAACATCTTGTGATTTGCTTGTATCAAGGGGATGGTTCTTAATGGTTTGATCTAGCTCTCCTACAAAAAAACCAACAAGGATTTCATTACCCCAAGACCAAATTCCATGATTGGCAGGCCATGCTGCAAATCTATTTGGGTTACGATAAACTATAGCGTGCTTCATTTTAATAAGCTACCATTAAAGGTGTATAACTCATTCTTCTGCGTTAAATCCAGATGTATTGAGGCCTTCACCGCGAGGAAGGTCATCAATAAGTTCCACATCTCCTGCAACCCAGTTAATGTCAATGTGCTTTTTCTGTGCAAGCAATTGCATATTTGATTCTGCACCAAACATTTTGGCAACTTCGTCCCAGTTTTGTTCTTCTTCTTCTTTCAATCCGTCAAAAAAATTATTAAGGACAAGTTGGATGTTGTCCTGTTTAAATTTGATTTTATCAAACGCCTGCTTCAGGTTCTTCAGTTGTTCGTCCGTCAGATGAATCTTCTCGATTGTTTGCTTCGCCATTATTTTGTTCCTTTGTGAATTTTGAAAATGGAATAATTGGTGTTTGGTCTTTTGTGGTTTTTTCTTTTGTGGTCTCTTTGGCCTGGACTAATAAGAGTTCTTTTGGAGGACCATCAAGTTTTCCTTTTAAGTCTTCGGTGAGTTGTTTGACTTCCAATGATGTTTCGACCATGCGCAAAATAATCACTGCCAGTTTTAACATTCGTTCGGAGTCTTCATCTGCCTGTTGAATCATTTTCTGCATAAATTCAACGAGATGGGGATTTTCTTTAAGCCAGCGTTCCATATGAATAGCAGCATAGGATAAGAAATCATTATCCTGTTCTGCTACTATTGTATAGCACATCTCATGGGAGATTTCTGGGATCAATTGTTTGTATTCAGTTGTTTCCTGTTGATCCAAAACCGCCAACCCTTTCTGTTTTATGCTTCGGTTCATCGTCCCTTTCAAGTATGCTATATGTGTGTTTTTTTAATAGTCGAGCTTGTGCCAATCGAGTACCGTTTGGAATCACAACCATTTGGTCAATTACATTTCGCACAGGAAGAAATACTTCCTCAACATAATCCGAATCGACAACCCCGACATGATTCGCCAAAGATAATCCATACCCCCAACAAAGGCTACTGCGTGCGTAGATTTGCAAAACACGATCATCTGGAATATCGAACTTGAGTCCAGTGGGGATCATCATGATTTGTTTTGGATGTATCTCGATGCCTTGTTGGGTTGGGCGTTCTTTGTACACTGGATGATTTGGTGTTTTAGATGTGATACCACGATCTGTTGGCAAGTATGCATACAGATCAAAACATGCAGAACCCTTTGTTGCGACCAGAGGTGGTCGAACATCGGGAAACATGCGATAGTAATAAAGATTGTGATTATTGTTGAGTGGAGTTGCTTCAATATCTTTCATAATAAAATCATTCTTCTAAGTTGTTTTTATTCGCTTTCCAATGTTGTGCTTTGCTTCAAGGTTCCATTCTTGTTTTTGATCATGTCGAATAATCTTGATTTGACTCATAGGTGCAGTAGGATCTCTTGTTCGATCTGGGTCCACTAGATCAACTAACCCCCAATCATCAAGTAAGTTGGTAATGGTGTTTCGTCGTGCGATATCGTTTTCAACGAGACTGCTTGGTTTTCCATCAAGTGCAAACAGTTCTTTGAAATGGATGATGTAGTACTTGCCTCGCTTATGCAGAATATGACAGGATTGGAAAAGGGTGTTGCCTTTTTTAGACGATACCCCAATCCGTGTGAGTGTTTCTTTAACTTTAAGAAAGTCATCTGGGGCTTTCAGCGTTACTTCAACTAGATCATCTACCGATAGTTCAATGTCCTTCTCCATGTTTGCCGCCCTTTCGTGTCAAATATCGTAACTGATTTAAGTCATCAGGTGAAAGGATGGAAAGGGTCTGGAGGGCTTTCTCGTTGCTGAATTGAAATGCGTCCTTCACCACTTGTAAATCATCAGGTTGCACTGTCTTGTGCCATCGTGAGAATCGTTTCCCCTTCCTAACTATATTTAGTAGAAAATCGAAATGCAGTTTTTTATCAACATTGGGGAACATGTTGATTTCATTCGCCATGATAAGTGTGTCAGGAAAATAACTAAGGCATCGCGCCACAATAAACGGGACATAATCAGACTCTGCGGTCAAGTCCGTTGGGTCATCCATTAATGGTTGTTTGTTCTGATTGATTGCTTTGAGATAATCGGATAATTGCATTTTTATTTTTTAAACTCATGTTTCAGAACTATAGCAATCACAAAACAAGTGGGAAGTAGTGCCAATAAACCGATTATTGGAAATATGATTATCCACCAATCAGTGTCTGGTAGTTTTCCCATTAGTTTACCCATAGTGAGAATCAGTGTAAATCCTACACAAAAAACAACAACCCAATTGAAGATTGGAATGTTGACGATGATTTCTTCTTTTTCAGACATTGTTTTTTTATTTAAATTCGCAATCAACCATAATTTCTGCCAAACATGCTACTAAATTTATTTCAGCATCACCCACAAAGGCACTACGGTAATCATAATTGGCTAGTATCAATACTGCTTGGGGAATTGAACCGGGTTCCAATACAGTATATAAGTTGTCGTACAGCTTGCGAAAAATCCTTGATGGTTCCTGATCCATGTTTTCGACAACCCATTTTCGCATGGTGGTGAACTGCTTGTTTTTTAATGCGTCCATCAGTTTCTTAGTTTCTACCTCTGACAACACGGTGAGGATTCCTTCATCAACCTCACCACTCATAGAGTATCGTTGTAGTTCATTGAGTACTCGACGAAAATCTGGATAGTATTTCTTAATTAGTTCAGCAATGATTTCTGGACTTTTAAGTTTCACGCTTTCAGATTTCAAAACATACATCGCCCTTTCCATAAACTTCCCGGCAATCTTGGGTTTTTCTTTGTTGGGAATTTGGAACTGAACTTCCGTGCAGCGTGAATGCAGAGCAGGAATCAATTTGTTTTTGTAGTTTGCTGTAAAAATAAACCGGCAGTTAGCGGCGAATTCCTCAATTGCACCGCGTAACGCCGGTTGAGTCGAGGCAGGATTGAGATGGTCTGCCTCATCGAGAATGATCACTTTCCGACCGCCATGCATACTGACTGTTGAGGCAAAGTTACGAATCTTATTCCTCAACGTATCAATTCCAGATTCTTCACTAGCATTGATGAATATCGAATCCACATCCAGTTCGTCACACAATGCGCGCGCAACAGTGGTCTTGCCGCATCCCGATACGCCTGTTAAGAGCATGTTGGGAACGGTGCTAGACTTGATGATATCCTTAAACGTCTTTTCATTAGTCGCTGTCAGGATACAATCGTCAATTGTGTTTGGTCGATACTTTTCAACCCAGAGAAGATCTTGCGCTTTGTTCATTTTATTTTCCATGTACACTGTCAATTGTGGGAGCCATCCAATAAGTCAGGTCACGGTTCTTGCTTTTGAATTGGGAGATGGACTCTGCGCCCAACTGCACTTCATAGTCATCGTCAATCATGCGAAACAGTGATGCAGTCAGATAGATGCAGAATTTTGTTTCTTCACTATCTTCCTCAATTGGGAGAGTGTAGCTATTGGAAGCGGATGTTTTCGCTTCGTCCTTGTCAAGTGCAGCTAATGTAATCAGCGATCCATCACTTGCAAATTGAAGATCGTCCACACCAAGCGTTCCAGCAGCGGTCATGACTGCTTTGATTTTCTCCGCAGACAGATCAAACGTAACCTTTGTCCCTTCCATGTCAAGTTGCGTGGTCTTGGGTGTGGTCAACATGGAAGCGGCAGCACTATAGAATTTTAACGCAGATTTGATTCCATCGTTGCTGCCTTCTTTGACTATGACAAACTTATCTTTGAAATCCAAAGATGGTTTTGTAAACAAACTCAGCAAAGCTAAAAATTGGGGCAAGTCCCAGATACCGAAGTCTTGTGGAAACACATCAGCTACAGTTGCTTTCGCAACAATGTTTCTAGATTCTGAAACCGTTTCGAGAACCGTACCTTCTCGTATCAACAAATTGGATTGGATCGTTGAAAAGTTCTTCAGGATTTCTAGAGTGTCAGGTGAAATATTCAATACAGACTCCTTGTTCATGGGTTAGAATAGTTGTACTTGTTGCATTTAAAAATAAAGTTAACAAATATAAAGTTGATAAACTTCAAACACTATTTGCTTAAAGCTTAAAAGCATAATGAGAATCATTGCAATGGTTAGTCCTGAAGGAATCGGTGCATCGCTACATTGGAATAAAATAAAGTTGATAAACTTCATGCAGTATTTGCACACACGATTGCAAAGCATAACGAGAGTGATTAGTGTTGCGGGAATCCACAGTGGCGCAGTAATCCACCACCAAGACCAGTTGACTAACTCAGTCAGATTGATGACAAGGAATACGGCGAACACATACACACAAATTTTAATTCCTCCAACGGAGGCAGTTTTCGATAATATTATAAAATCTCCTTCAATCCTTTTTTTTGTTCTTTCTTTTGGTGTCATCTTGTTGTCTTGAGTTTATAAAACAGCAGACGCTCGTTAAAGCGTCCGCTGTGAATTGTTATTTGCGGATAATTACCGCTGTTCTCTTTGTAAACGATCTCTTTGTTCCCACCAATGCTCTTGGCGCACTTGACGGGTTTGATGTCCCCGATGTTGTCGTTCACATTTCTGTACTCGATCTTTCCACCGAACCGACATGCCCACTTTAACGTGAGTTAT